GTGAAACCTTGTCCTTGTCGGGCTTATACTCGTGAACGGGAATTCCCGCACGCCGCAAGTCCTGCAATAGCGACTGCCCTGACGCACGTTTCTCGATGAGCACCAGATTAGGCTTGTACTCCCAATATGAGTCCTGGGCGATTCTCCGCAAATCAGGGTACTCGACCCGATCCCGCCAGGCTTCAATGAGACCGACGCACGCCTCGACTGTTCCCGAATCCTCGTTCAGGCGGGAGAACACCCCCCACGTCGTTCGTGCGCTGAAGTCAGCGGACTCTTTCGTAGAGAACGCCGTGTCATAGCTTTGAATGATAAAATCGTATCGTGGCTCATAATTTAATTTTTGCCACCAGTCCCTCTTGAGTATGGCGCCTTGCTCCGCCGACGGGCGTTGCTGGTAGAGTGACTCCCACACCCTGTCGCCGACAGTCGCCCTTATTTTCTTGAGCTTCTCGACGGAGTACGCTTCGGGCCATAAGGCATCGCCATTTGCGTTGATCGCAGGCAAGTCAAGAATTTTCCAATCCTCATCCGAGTTCTCCAAAATCCATCCCGCCAAATCCTCCTCGTGCCATCGTGTCTGGATCAGGATGACAGCGCCCCCAGGCTGGAGACGTGTATAGGCGACGGACTTGTACCATTCGATTAGGTTCCGTCTTTGAAGTCCTGACTCCGCTTCCTCACGGCCCTTGATCGGATCGTCAATGACCAATAAATGGGCGCCCCTTCCCGTGATGGCGCCTCCCGCACCGACGGCGCTGTACGTTCCGCCATGCACGGTGTGAAATCGCTTTGCGGAGCTTGAATCGTCCCTTAGGCCGACGCCTTCGAAGACCCGCATGAAATCATCCGACTTTAACTGGTTACGCACCTTGCGTCCAAAATCATCAGCCAGTTCCTGTGCGTATGTCGCTTGAATGACAAAGTTCCTGGGATTGCGGCCCAGGTACCATGCGGGAAAAAATTCGGAGCAGAGCATAGACTTTCCATGACGTGGTGGCATAAAGATAGCCAATCTGTCAATCTCGCCTCTCTCTAAACTTTCTAGGTTTTTTCCAATAAGTTGTATATGCGCAGGGGTATTGTATCCAGGGTAGAGATGCTGGGCATAGTCCAATATATGGGAATGCGCAGACGCATTCGTTTGTTTTGTTCTTTGTTTCTCTAGTATTTCGAAAACTTGTGTTTTAATGTCCTTAGGAGCCTTTGGATCCAAAAGGATTGTTTTAGCTTTCGTAAGTAATTCTGTTCTCATTATTTTTCAGGGAAGTATAATACAAAATAATTTATTTATACATAAAATAGTCAATACCCGATAAAGCTTATACTTACCCTCCCGAAAGCTAGAATTTCTTTTTAAACTTTATACGATTATTTTTACGATAAACTTAATCGAATTAAGTTTAAATCGTATTCGAATTTTAATAAGAAAATTTTTAGAAAATAGAAATAAAAAAAACTCGCTAAAATTAATTAGCGAGTTTTTATATTAAAGTTTTTAATTAAAGACTATTAATTTTTTCTTCGAAGTATTTAATATTTTCTTCTATGGATTTTCTATTAGGGAAAGTTTTATTTTCTAATAGATAATTTTTATTAGATTTTATTAAATCTTCGATTGTCGCTTTATTTTCTTTAGTAATATTAACTGTATCTACTAATAGCTTGATAGTATTAAATTTCTTATTTAATAGCGTATCGTGTTGATAATCGACTGTGCGATAATCTGTGCTAAATAATAAATCTTTAATACTAGTAGAAAATTTTGCGTTTTCGAAATAATTAAAAGATTTTCCTGTTTTATTATTTACTAATCGAAATAATATTATTCTAGTGGAATATTCTAAAAAGTTTTTAGATAGGCCTGTTCTAGATGTAGGAAATTTTTTATTAAGATTTTTATTATTTTCCATTTTTTTCTCCTTTCTAATTTTTATAATAGTTATTTTTAACCATAAGTAAAGTATAAAAATACTAATATTATTATAATTATTAAGAAATTTTCCATTTATTTAATATCTATATTTTATTAAAAAATCAGCTAAAACAAGTTTAATTTTCGTTATTTTGTTATTATTTTTTTATTAATTATATGTATATATATTATATTAACCTATACCTATAGGTTAAGTAAGGTCGTTACTCAATCTCTCAATACCTTTACTCAATCTATCAATGAAACCGCCGGGAGGCGTGAGGCGGTCTGCTGTCTCAATTTTTTTTTTAGCAGTCCCTCCTCCTCATACCAAAATTTTAAATTAAAAAAAGAGGGCGATAAAATCGCCCCCTGTCGGAGTTATAGTCTTTATTTAATTTCTGATGCTAATTTAGCGAAGTGATTAGATTGATAGTAAGTTTATCTTGAATTACTTTCGGTAAATCTTTGAGTAACTCTCTATTTTGTTTGATAATATATAAAAGTTTTTCTTTGTCTTTTTTTATATTATATCCCTCGATAAAAGTTATAACCCCGTATTTTTTGAAACCACGTCCATTAGTCGCTGTCTCGTAATCTCTATCTGTAGGGGTGAAACCTTGTTTCACGGCTTCTTCGATAGTTACTGATGTTTTGTACTTCTCGAAGGTAGCGTAAGCTTTTCCTGAAGGTTTCTTTGGATTAAGTAAGCTAAATAAGATAGCTGACTGTGGTCCAACTACTTTAGATTGAAAGCTAGTTGGGAACTTTTTTTCTGTAGATGTCATATTAACTCCTATGTCTTTCTACTTTCTTTTAGAGCCTTATGCTCTAATTCTATTATAAAGATTTTTAGACATTATTAAACATTTATTTAAATTAATTGTTAATAACCTTATCCCCTCTTGTTGAGTAAATAATCGACTGTCTTGCGGACTTTGACGATTGTATCCTTAATCTCGTGTGAGATATAATGATGATCCACTGTATATGGTCTATTAAGAGGACTCAATGTCTCATCACCCAAGGTGTGTTCGTCAAGGTCTTGGATTATTGTTATTAACTTCTCCCGGACATCGTCCGGCATTTGTGCTTTATCAACCATTATACCTCCCTCGTTGTGCTCTTTCTAAAGCTCGTTGTTGCTGTAAGGGTGTGACGGGTCCCATTAATCGTCTGTCCCTTATTCGTGTATACACTCCCTCGTGAAATGTTATTGGCATTTCATAAGGCACATGTGTATATAACATCCTTCTCAATTCTTGTATGCTCATATCTTTCTCCTGTTTCTTTAATTTTAAATTAATTTAATCCTAATTATACAAAAATTTAAATCTCCCTTATAATAATTGCATCACAATAACAAGGCAAGCCACATGGGGCTGACTTAATTAATAAATCTTTTCCTGAAATATAATCGTGGGCTACTACTTGTGAGTATTTCCCTGAGTAAAGGTGTCTATTAAGTTCGACTTTTTGTCTCTCTTTTTTTCCTTTCACTCTAGGAAAGGACTCATAATGCCCTTTGTCATTTATAGCCATATCTTTTTCCTTTCTTGCTTATCTAATTTTAAACTAATTTAATCCCTTAAATACAAAAATTAAATAAGGTTGACATAATAATAATAAAGCTCCTCCTCCCGCCTCATCCCTCCTCCGCCGAAGGCGGAGGTCGGTGGCTGACGGATGATGAGGGATGACTCAATCTCAATGACTCAAGGCCCCCGCCTCAACCTTCAACCTCACCGCCCTGCGGGCGGAGGCTGATGGCTGATGGCTGATGTCTCAATCTCAATGACTCAAGCCGCAGCCTTCAACCACCGTAGTTCGCTTTCAAAGATAATCGATGAGGTCATCCTCACTCATGGTGTCAAACTGTGAGTGCTTCACCTCTTTCTTCTCAACCAGGTATCCCAGCAACTGGGCCTTCAACCGGGCCGCCTGGACCGCCGCTCCAAGTTGTTTTTTGGTGCACGCCGCCTCATACAACCTGTCAAGCTTGTCAATCTCCTTGTCCAGTGTATGCACCGTCTGCTGCATCTGGAGCGACCGAGCCCGGCTCACCGCCCTCGTTATTTTATCTTTTTTTAAGAGGCGGCTGGCTTGTACGTGAGCTGACGTTTCAGCATAGCCTGCTTCCAAAGCCGCTTGTCTCTTACCCAATCCAGATATTATGCCGTGAACGAACTTTTTTTCCTTGTCCGATAAAATCTTATTTTCTGTATGGGAAAATTCTATAACATTATCCATAGTATTAGCCCTCAATTTATCTTATTAAGGGCTAATTGTATAGAGGTTTATTCTTCGTACGTGCTAAAAACTGTGTTTTTTATGCTGATTTCGACTTCTTTAACTTCTGTGATTGATCCACAATTGCCTGTCCAGAACTCTGCGTAATCTCTAGCGGTATCCAAATCGTTATATAAAGTGTAAGATAAATACTGTTTGGTTTTTTCGTCCCAATGATGGTTCATACTAGCTTCGTTGATAACGTAAGACCAAGGGTTGTCTTTTATTTTATCGGCTAATCCGTGGTCCCAATCGCTAATAACTAAATATGCTTTTAGCTTTTTATCTGTTAATGGGGTAGTTAATAAATTTTTCATGATTTCTCCTTTTTAAATTTATTTTTGTTATTATTAATAGTATAATAATTATAGCCTCATTAAACCATTCTATTCTAAATAGGTTATAATTTTCTCGAAGAAATTGATTTTTATAGGGATATTTAAAGACGATTGTAATTGGATATAACTATAATATGGAGTCTGTAAATCTTCGAGAGTTTTGGTTGAAGTATTCTCGAACTCTGTGAATGAAATTCGCTCCTCATATAAATTAAAACGAAGCTCGTCCTCGGGGTCGAAATTTCCTATTACTTTGTCGTTCTTTATTACGATTGAAAG